TGATTTTATCCTGGTATGCCTCTGCAATATTTTGCGCAGCCGCAACAGCCGTAATTACGTCTCCGTCGATACCCTGTGCCGTATCGGCTTCGTATTCTGCCGGGGGCAGTTTGTTGATACCTACCAGCCGGATCCGCCCGGCGGCATAATCGATCAGCTTCTTCAAGGGACTGCCGTCATCCACACTGCACATTTGGGTAAGCGTCGTTGCTTCGCTAACCACCAGTACATATAATTCCGCACCGTCGCCTGCCTGTTCGTAGAATGCTGTAATTTCCTTACAGAGCAGCGGGTTTTCTTCCTCCGTAATCCCGTAAGTGGTCAGATCGCGCGTTCCGGAAAACAGGTAAACCTTGTTCAGATCCAGTTTTTCAGCAACGGCTTTACCCGTCACGATCAGCCCGGCCACCCCGTCATCCGTTGTGGCAACACGCCCCAGGGCGCCGTTTTCCAGTTTTATATTTACATTTCCTAAACCCATGTCATTTCACTTTTATGGTTTGTACTTCCCCCTCGGTTTTCAGGCTCCGCTGGTGAAACCGTGCCAGGTTCAAATCCTTTCCCAGGAATACCTGTTTGTCACTGGTGACATGAAAGGCCGTTTCCTTGGGATAAGCCTTCATGTAAGACTCCAAAAATGGGGGGATATCTCTGGTCGCTTTTGATTTCTCCGGTTTCTTCTGGGGTTCCGGTTTATCGGCATCTGCCTGTTTTTCTGCCTGTTTCCCTGTTTTTTCTTTCCGTTCTTTGTTCTCTTTCTTTCCCGCTTCCTGGGTTTTGGACGTTTCAGCGCTTTCAACCGCTTCTGCTTTTGCTTGCTCTTCCGTCAAGCCTCTGGTTTCCACCATTTCTTCTTTTTCCATAATCCGATGATTTTTTTGTTTATAAATAACATCCAGTCACTCGTTGGTTTTGCCGGTTATTTTCTGAATAAAATTTTCTTTATCCATTGCCAGATTGATTTCCGGCATTTAAACACGATATAAACAGGGACCACCACCAGCACAACATTCGCCAAACGTATCCGGAACTTCTGCCACTCCGTCAGCCGGTTCACATATACAATCTCTTTCTCCTGGCTTTCCATGTAATCCGTCCGTTCCACATACCGCTCCCGGAACGTCATGAAAATTCCGAAAGAATCCACCTTTACCGTTGCCGTCAGCACATTATCCCGGATATCCAACCGGGGCGGTTTTACATGCTTTCCTGCTTCGTATGCTGTTATCTGTTTCAACAACACATTTCCAATACTGTCACACTCCAGCAAAGCATTTATTAAAGCAGAGTCGGCCTGTACTTCAACCACCGTATCACGTTCAGTTTCCCGTATGGTTTCCGTCCGGACAATGGTTGTGCTGCTCACTTCCTTCTTCGCTTTGCAACTCTGCATAAACAGGGCAATTGTCACGATAAGGACAACGGTGAATACTCCGGAAAGCCCTTTCCAGCCGCTCAACTGATTTCTTAAATTTTCCATTTTCTTTTTTTAAAGCTTCAATTAAACTATGCTGAACTTCCGAGGCTTCAGCATTAGCCTTTTTGACCAGTTCGATCATCAGTTCTGCGTTACCGATATCATTCTTCCGGTTCTCGATCTCATTCGCCCTGGCTTCCGCTTCCTTGATTTTTACTTCTGCTTTCTTTGTACGCCGGACATAAAAAACAGAAGTAACAACACCTAGCAAGGCGGTCAGGGCGGTAATGATTTGTACCACATCCATGATCCTGATTTAAGATTATTTTCCGCTGTAAAAAGCCCCGATGTATTTACCCCTGATAGGTAAAGCCATTGCACGCTGCTGGTAACCGATAATATCACCGCGCTCTTTCGGGTCTTTGTATCTGGCAAACACATCTGTAGTCCCGCGGGCCAGACAAACTTCGTCCTTGCAATACATCAGGGATGCCTGGGTGTCATTTTCACCTACAGCAATTCCGAAAGCTTTTTTCTTTCCCGTAGTCGTATCGAAATAAGGTAAGCCGGAAAAAGTAAACAGCTTAGAATTAAAAAGCTTCCCGGAAGACAATATCTCCTTATACAGTTTCATATCTTCCGCCTGCAAATCGGCCAGGTGGAAAGAGTTCAATACGACAACCAGCGAATCCATCGGTACGTCCAAAGCCCGGAACCGTGCTTCCATATTCAGGATATCTTCAAAGGAAATACGTTTCAGACCGGCTTTATTCACTTCACCGGCAGTCACAATTACCGGAGTCAGGTCCCCGTTTTCTGTCGGGCACCAGTTATGGGCTGCATGGGCGGATATCTGCCTGATCAACGATTTTTTATGGGAACGGACCACACTGTTCATTTTGTTATAGGAAGATTCTTTCTCTTCGATGTTTCTTACAAGGGTGTTTTCCGTATCAAAGGTATGTAGTGGCAATTCCAGGGGAATATCCTCACGGGTTGCCACCGGTATCGGCCACACGTCATTGTCGATAAGCACTTTCGGATCGACGCCGGCTTCCTGGAGATGAAGCACATTGTTTTCCACAAATTCATCCATATTTACCGACTGGGAGAGAAACGAGGTATCCGGTACCATTCCCTCTTTAATCATCTCAAGCCATAACTCTCTTTCAATAGCCATCTTTTTTTCGTTTTGTTGTTATACATTTTTTTTGATTTGCTCATACACTTCCGGAGCTTCAATTTGCAGCCTTTTCAGACCGGACATGTCGTTTTTCATCCACTGTAGCAGTGTCCAGTTTTTCCGTTCTTCCGGAACCTGTGAATTACCGGAGAGACCTTTAATTTTTGCCGCCAAACTCTGTTTGGCCGGGATCGAGTCCAGGGTTACCTTAGTCGTTTCCGGATCTGCCAGTGCCAACCTGATAAAAGCTTCCTTTTTATCGGCGGTGATCCGTCCGTCCTGAACAGCCAGATTTACCATCTCTTCTGCGGCTTGTTTTCTGTTAGTTTCTGCCTTTTCTTTCAGTTCGCGTGCTTCCTTCTCAGCGTTATCCGCTTTAACTTTCAGGGCGACAATGGCGGCATTGACCGCCGTCGCGTCAGCCGTGCCCTGAATGCCAAGTGCCACCAGCGCTTCAGCTGTCAGTTTAATTTCGTCGTTCATCTTTACATTTTTAATGGTGTTTTGGGATTCTGGTGAGGAAAGCCCCAGTCTGATAATGTTTTCAACGTGACACTTTACATCCTGATCATTAACCAGATTATGGTTAGTGTCATAGATCCGTAAAGTCAGTGCACCGGCGTTGGACGGTACGCTGACCGTGGAAGCTTCAAACAGTTCCCAGTCCGTCACGAAAATTTCCTGTTCTTTGGTTGCCGGGTTTTCCCGCCATTCTGCTGCCAGGATAATAATGCCGGGAGAAGCACCACGCAGATACCCCCGCTCAACCTTACCCTTTACCTTCAGGGCATCCGGATCTCCTTCATCGAATTCAGGTTCCGCAGTGAGCAGATTACCGTTTACCTGCAAGTCCAGCCATTTCCCGGTTAATTGTGCCAAATCGTGATTGTTTAACATTACCGGGTTTGCTTTAAAACGCTCAAATCTTCCGCCGGCATTTAGCAAGTAAAAGCCGTGTGAATTCTTTTTTGTCTCATCGTTGAATACAAATCTTTCCATTTCTTTCCTCATGTTTTCAGGACAAAATTGAAGTATAAAAAACAGGCTTTCAAAAAGAGTGTCAAGGCTTTACACTATTTTTTCATGACTGTTTTTTCCGCTCCATTTTTGCAGAAAAAAGGAATGGCAACACAACCGAAACATAAGTTATACAGCGTAGCGGAATCGCTTTTTGTTGAGCAGGGACTGTCTTGTTCCGCCATATCTGCGCAATTGGGAATTACGGAGGCAACCCTGTCTAAATGGCGGAAACAAATGGACTGGGATGCAAAACGCGACCGGATGATCTCCACGCCGGTAAAAATCAGGGAACTACTTCTGGAAGAAATGAAATCCGTTTCCGAGGGGAACAAGGCTAAAATCGACGCGGATGCCCTTTCCAAAATCAACAAGGCATTGACCTATCTGGACGGCAAAGTATCCCTGTCGGTTGTTATCTCGGTATTTATGGAGTTCGATAACTGGATGGCCGGGGTCGATCCCCCAAAAGCTATTGATTTCACGGAATATCACAAACTATTTATCGCCTACAGGGCCGAGCAGGATTCTTTAAAATAACCGTACAATGGCAACGATAGACCAGAAATTTCAAAAGCTCCTGTCCAGGTATGACGAGCATTGCCGCCGGATCAGCAAGGCAACGTTTATCAATATCAACGAGGTAATAGCCGATAAGATAAAACGTATCAGGTGGCTGGAGGATGATTATACCCGCTGGTTTGAATACTATTTCCCGAATTATGTACAATGTAAATGTGCCTGGTTTCACAAACAGTTCGCAGACGACATGATCCGGAACACGGAAATTTACGAATTACTGGAAATCTACCGTTCCGGTGCGAAATCCGTCCATGCCGACATGGGGGTACCCTTATACCTGTATTACACCGGCAGGTTAAAATTTATGCTGCTTATCGGGGAGACCGAAAAGAAAGCACAAAAACTGTTGTCCGCCTGTCAGGCACAACTGCAATATAACAAACGGCTTATTAACGATTACGGGTGCCGTTTTAAACTGGGAGACTGGGCGGCCGGTGAATTCCTGACCACGGACGGGGTACGTTTTATGTCTTTGGGGTTCGGACAAAATCCCCGGGGAGTCCGGGAAGAGGATCAGCGGCCGGACTATATCGTTGTGGATGATGTAGATAATAAACGGCATGTGAATAACGACCGCCTGATGCGTGAGGGGGTGGAATGGATTTTCGAGGACCTGATGGGATGTTTCAATGAAATGGACGGATCGGTTAAACGGCTCGTTTTCGCGAATAACAACTTCCATAAAAACAGTATTACCAACCGGCTTAAAACACAGTTTAAAGTTCAGATCAATAAAGCCCGGGGAGACAGGCAGAAATGTAAATTCCGCATTCTTTCGGTTACTGCAGTGAAGGATCTGAATACTTTCGAACCCAACTGGCCGGAGAAAACGTCGGCAGCTTACTGGCGTGAAAAGTATAACAACACCCCTTACCGTTCTTTCATGCGGGAATACATGCACAAGCACATTCAGGACGGTTCCGTGTTCCGGATGGAGGATATGCAGTGGAAGAAAATGCTGCCGCTAAAAGAATACGATGCCCTGGTATTTTACGGTGATTTGTCGTATAAGGCGGCTGCCTGTCACAAAGGAATGATCCTGATCGGAAAGAAAGGACGGGAATTTCACATTATCCACACTTTCCTGCGGCAAGCGACCCGGACCGTTCTGGCGCAATGGCTTTATGATCTGTATGAAAGTACGGAATTAAAGAACTGCAGGAAAGTCCGTTATTGGATTGAAGGGCTTTTTGCTATGGATGAATTTGTAAACGATTTTGACACCGAAGGCGACCAGCGGGGATATTACATCCCGGTTAAAGCGGATAAACGTCCGAAGGGAGACAAATATGACCGCATCGAAGCGTCACAATCTTTCTTTGAACGCCGGAATGTGTGGTTCAACATCGACGAAAAGGAAAGCGCCGACCAGATAGAACTGGTAGACCAGTACCTGGAATTCGAAAAAGGCAACGAATCGCCGGTTGATGGGCCGGACGCCGCTGAGGGTGCATTTTCAAAACTGAATACCGTTTCCTACCGGGCAAAGACCACCTACCGATACGGGAAACGGGAAAGCCGAAGATTTTAACCTTTAATTTATATCAACATGAGAACGATTAAATACATCGTAGTACATTGTTCTGCCACCCCGCAGGACTCAACAGTTCAGAGTATCCTGGATTATTGGAAAAATATACTGAAGTGGAAAAATCCGGGATACCATTACATCATCAAACCTTCCGGAGAAATCGTCCGGTTACTTGCAGAAGAAAAGCCCAGTAACGGTGTTGCCGGATACAATTCAAAGTCGGTAAATATCTGTTATATCGGCGGGATCACTCCGGACGGTAAACCTACCGATAACCGGACGGAAGAACAAAAGGCAGCCATGTGCTTTTTACTCCAGCAATTGAAAGAACGTTATCCCCGGGCAACCATTAAAGGACACCGGGATTTTTCGCCCGATCTGAATGGCAACGGAGTAATTGAGCCATTCGAATGGATAAAACATTGCCCGTGTTTCGATGCCAGGGAAGAATACAGAAACATTAAATAGAGAGCTATGTTTATCGAAATTGAAGAATTGAAAACGGCGGTCTACAATTATACGCTGGGGCAAATTACCACCGACGACGTCGTCATCCGGTCGGCCATTCTGATGGCTATCCAGGAAGCGGCCAGCTACCTGAACGGACGTTACGATACGGCGGCCATTTTCAATGCCGGGGGGAACGCACGGAATGCACTTGTACTTGAACATTGCAAAAGTATGGCGGTGTGGTATATCATACGCCTGTCAAATGCCAGTATCCTTTTCGACAAAGCGAAAATCTATTATGACAATGCCATCGAATGGTTCAAACTGGTTGCCGGAGTCGGTGAATCCGGCAAAAGCATTGCTCCGGATTTACCTCTGAAGCGGGAAGAAGACGGAAAGATTGTTACAACCCTCCGGTGCGGAAGTAACCGGAAATTTAAACATAGTTTTGACGACTGACAGGACTACCGTTTAAATACCGTTTAAATTTAGCGTAAACGAAAGATAAGATGAAAAACAATAAAATATACCGCCGGGAAAAAAGGCGGCAAAATATGGCGGTAAAAAACGATAAATCCAAAATGACACAACGCCGGGAGGGGTACGTGTCTAAAATTGTACCGAAAACCATTTCCCGGACCCGGGCGGATATCAGTACCTGGAAAAATGCGTTAAGGGCTGCCGATAATGTAGAAAATCCCCGTAGGGCAAGATTACAGAACCTGTACACGGATATCCTGCTCGATGCACATCTGACCTCGCAGATTGAGCTGAGAATGCAGCATTCGCTTTCTGTTCCCTTCGTTTTGAAAAGGGAAAGTGAGATTGATGAGAAAAATACAGCTCTTTTAAAAGCGGCAAGGTGGAAAAATGAAATCGACCGGGAAATTCTATGGGCGGACTACAGGGGGAATTCCCTGATTGAGCTTACAACCGAAAACAATACGCTTTGCGTAACCTCCCTACCGCGCAACAACATCATTCCGGAAAAGGGCATTTTGCTATTGAGCGAGGATGACACTACGGGCATTGACTACCGGAATTGCCGCGAATACGGGACATGGCTTTTGGAATTTGGTAGCCGTACCAATTACGGATTATTAAACAAAGCTATCCCGCACGTCCTTTTTAAGCGCTTTGCGCAATCCTGCTGGAGCGAGCTTTGCGAAATATACGGCATACCTCCCCGCTTTATCAAGACGGACACCCAGGATCCGGAAATGCTCAACCGGGCGGAAGCCATGCTCCGCGATATGGGGTCGGCCGCCTATTTTATTATCGACCGTGAGGAATCATTTGAGTTTGCCAAAGGAGCGGACACAAACGGGGATGTGTATAACAACCTGATATCGCTTTGTAATTCGGAAATGTCCCTACTGATTACAGGGGCCGTTATCGGACAGGATACGAAAAACGGTAACCGTTCCAAAGAAGAAAGCAGTATAAAATTATTGGATAAGATCGTACAGGCCGATAAAAAAACACTGGAAAGTTACTGGAACGGAACGGTGATCCCGGCACTGGTGAAAATCGGAATCCTTCCTGAAGGGCTTACCTATGAACTCCAGCAGGAAGAAGACATTGAAAAATTGTGGGGTATGACACGGGAGGCCCTGCCGTATATGGATATCGATCCGGAATGGATGAAAGATAAATTCGGTATCCAGGTGACAGGAAAAAAAGAAGTGACGGGAGGGGTCGGCCTTCGCATCGATACGTCTGATTTTTTCGATTAAGCCCCGCTGATCAGCGCGGGGCTGTTGTGAAATTATATGCCTTGACCGATTACCGGTTAACGGTGGATGCCGGAGAATGCGACAGCCTGATAGATCCTTATCTGGATAAATTGTATTCCGGGGAATGGGATAAGGACAGGATTCTGGAAGAAGTGTATTTCCACAATATAAAAAGCATGCTTGCCGGATTTGAACAGGGGTATGGAAAAAAATTCTTTTCCCCGGAATGGACAATGGAGGACAATAATCTGCTCAGCCGGGTGCAGAACAATATATTCGCCTTTTCCGGTGCCAAGTGTTTTGCGGAATTGGAGGAACTGCGTGATGCCGTATACGAAAACGGGAAACTGGTATCTCCGGGAGATTTTCGCCGCAAAGCCCGGCAAATCAATGCCCGGTATAACCTGAACTACCTGGATGCCGAACGGCAACAGGTAATTGCCGCCGGAACACAGGGAAGCCGCTGGATCGGTTTCGAGGAAACCAAAGATACGCACCCTTACCTGGAATATGTAACCGCAAGGGATGAACATGTGCGGGAGGAACACCGCAATCTGGACGGTTTGGTTTATCCCGTTGACGATCCTTTCTGGGACAGGTATTATCCGCCTAATGGCTGGCGGTGCCGTTGCACGGTGCGGAAATGTACGGAAAGGGAATATGCCCACAAGACGGGCAATTACGAAAGCCGGGCAAAGACACCCATGCCGTCCTCCGAGGACGCCCAAAGAATAGGCGGCAAAGTAGTGGCGAAACCGTTCAGGCATAACGTGGGGAAGTCCCGCATCGTATTTGAGGACGGACACCCTTACTTCCAGGCAAATGCCGACGCTAAGGCACTGCAGCTTTCTGCCGTGAAAAACTACGGCATGAAGCCCGTAAAAGAGATTTACGGCCATCCGAAAAAATTGTCCGGCTATAAACAGGAAATCCGTTCGGAGGATGATTACCGGGAATACTGGCGTATCCTGGAATCCCACTATGGTAAAGAAGGGGAAGGGTTCACGCTGGTAGACCGGAAAAACAATATCTCCGCCCGTTTCGATTCCGCCCTGAAAGAAAAACTGCTCAAACGGGGACGGTTTGACTACTTTGATGAAGCCATCGACGTGTTCAATACTCCGGACGAAGTGTGGGCAACACAACAGGCCAGTTCAACATTTGACAATGAATTATACAACGTTTACCTGAAGTATTACAAAGACACTCCAATCGTCTTATTGGTAAGCATGGACGGCAGGGTGGATAGTTTCTACAAGTGGGAGAAAAATATCAACGATTTTGAAAAATTCCGGGTAGGACTATTAAAACAAAAAAGATAATGGTTTTTGTCGCTCACCATTCCGGATCAGGGAACTGCGGTTTCCATTCCATTATCTGTATTACAAAGGTAGAACAAAAAACTGAATAAACCAATATGCAGGATATCAGAAAACTGACAGAAGATTTACGCGGCAAATCAGAAGAGATCCGACGGCTGCAAAAAAAGATTCCCCGGTATGTGGCAGCTGCAGCTGAGAAAATGAAAGATGCCAATTTTTCCGCCCAGGGATTTGTTGAGAACGGCTCGACCCGTCCCCGGTGGAAAAAACGCAAACGCGAAAACCACCTGACACGCGGACGGCGCATTTTATACGGTAACGGAAACCTACAAAACAACGTCAGGGCAAAAGCACTTGCCGACCGGGTAAGTGTCGGTGTAGATCTGACAAAGGTACCTTATGCCCGGATGCACAATGAAGGCGGGCAGTTTGTGCAATATGTAAAAGCCCATACCCGACGGCATCGGAAAACAGGCCGGCGGTACCAGGTACGAGGATTTAGCCGTAAAATAAATATGCCGCAACGAAAATACCTGGGTTATTCCCCCGACATTTTCAAAAGTGCCGAAAAGGATATCCGCCATGAATTTGACAAGATTTTCAAAAATTAAATCACCATTTAAACATCGCTTAAACACCATGAAAGAAGTATTTAAAGATATTCAGCAACGCCTGCAAACTATCCCGGAGTTCCGGTATATCGGGGAAGACTGGGGACAACTCAATTTTGAACAACCGCCCGTTGACTGGCCGTGTGCCCTGATCGATCTCGGAAATGTGGATTTTTCCGCTGCAGGAATGAGATCCCAGCAAGCGGAAGCCGTCGTTAATATTACAATCGCGGATATCAGGTATCACGGAGTTACTCCCGTCTTACCCCGGGATCGGGAAGATAAAGCCTTTGAAATATTCGATCTGATCGATAAGGTAAACAAACTACTGCACGGAACCGGCGGAGAATACTATTCCCGGCTTTGCAAAGTATCGCTTAAAAAGATGCTTCGGGAAGATGCTGTTCGGGAGTTTGTACTGAGCTATAAATTTAGCTACACGGATAATACGGCAGTTCAAACTTACCACAAAGTTCAGGCAAAACCGGAAATTCAGATACGGAAATAAGATTATAAAATGAGGGTGTCCAAAAAGGCAAAAT